ATCAAACGGTTGTAAGCAATCGCGATCTGTTTGGCCTCAGCATTGCTGAACCTGTTCAGATCGACGGCATGACGATAGAACCCAGACGGTGTGCTCATTCCTGCAGGCCACCGGCAGCCGTTGCCTCAAGCTCCTCCTCAAGGTCAAAGTCATCACCAAGCACTTCCCCTGCCTCAAGCTGGGCCAACATAGTGGATTGCGTGATGGTGCCGGCCAGATAGAGCTCAAGCAGCGCTTTGATCTCGCCAGGGTCCATACGGGAACCCATGAAATCACGGTTGATCAATGCGCTGCCGGGTGATGCGTCGTTTAGGTAGGCAGCATGAAACCGCAGGCAATTGTCAATCATGTCCTGCATGTTTTGGGCAATCACCATCATCGTTGAGTCGCCTTGGCTGCGGTCGATCCTTTTTGACTCGGCTGTCTCGGCTGAGAGCTTCTGGCCCAGCACACTGGCTAGGCCCAGCTCATTGATCTGCTTTTCGATCTGATCCAGCCGCTGAAACAATGCATTAAAGCTGTTACCGGCTGGTTCTAGGTATTGCGCGGATGCGCCTTCGGGCAAGGCGAGCGCTTCATTTGGCCCCGCGCTGATCTCTTCTGCTGATTGCGGGAATCCGAAAATCGCCAGCATCGGAACTGCCGCCACATGCAAGATGTTGTCAAGATCTGATTGGACTTGATACGCCTTGATGTTTAGTTCACCGATGTCTTCCATCGGCGGCTTTGATTGCAAGTAATTAACGCGGTTGCTATATACAACTGAAAACGGTATTTCGCTAAGGCTTGTTTTGCCTTCTTCAAATAATGTGTAGTCTTTCTTCTCATCTTGCCTAAATAGCTCGTAATACCCTGGCGTCAATACTCTCACCTGACTAACTATTTTTTCGCCGTAGTCTCCATCAGGTTCTGTCACCTGCTCTTTCAATCTGAGCTGGATAAGTCGAGGCTTGCCGTCTTGCATTTCAGTGCGCCAGCCCAAGATGTCTCGCGGGGTGTAGGCGCACCAATACGGCCTGCCGTTGCCATCTGATGGTGCATCAACTAAAACGCCAGCATGGCCATAGCGGATCGCCTTACGGGCTGTTTCATAGACCCAAGTGTTCAGGTCATTCCCCTGGCGATCAACGTCGAACAAGTCCTCACGGATGCCGTCGCTGATGTCGTTCAGCTTGACGGGCTTGCGCGTAAGCATCCCGGCCAATAGCCGTTCAAGCCTGACGTAATACGGTTGCAGCGTGCTGCGCAGCAGCCTGTTCTGGTAGGCATCATCTTGCTCCCGAGGCTCTTGAGGCAGGTATTTACGCCCTTCTTTTCTGATGCCATAGGTGCCCGTCAGCAGGCATTCGATCAGCTCCCAGTGTGGCTCCTGATCGATCCATGCTTGATTCGGGTCATAGACATTTACGACCTTTGAGGTTTTAGTTCTATTCCTTGCCGTTGATTGATAGCCCAATGCTGCAGCCGCCTTTTGCTAACAGTTTAAGCCGGCTGATCTTTGATAATTTTGGCGCGGCCATTCGCATCAACTTGAATCAGCTGATGCTTTCGCGGTTCACCGTGTTTTGGCTGCAGCAAACGGCCTACAGCGGTTACTACGGGCCGGGTCATGCTGTTGCCTCTTCACCGTCTTCAGTCAGCAGCTCAGCCACTGCAAGCCCGGCGATGATGTCGTTTTTGGCTAGTTCCAAAGCGCCGACAAGCTCAATCACGCTGAGCCCTTCAGTTTCTGCGATCAGGTCGTCAAGAGCGGTCAGAAATTCTTCCATGATGCTGGGGATGGGTTCGGCCCTAACTTAGCAAGAGGCATCAAAAGAGGCATGGACGATCTAGACGTAAGCGCCACCGCAGACGATTGCGTGAGGGTGTGCCTGACAGAGGAAGGGATCACCAGCTGTTGCAACGTGTCTTCGTATCACTTGGTGGAATCGCACCGTAAGCAGCTGCAGCGAGCGAATGCAAGGAAAGCGGCGGATGCGTATAGGCATTAAAAAGCCCCAGCGGCCCGAATCGCTGAGGCTATGAACCCACTCGCAATGAAGCCTGAGACCCATTAACTCAGGCAACGTGCTGAGCGTAGCAGGTCAGCCAAAGCGGCGCTTGCCTGTCCGGCGTTTTATTGTGCTGACCTTTATGGCGCGACGCAACGGGGCAGGCTTGCCGAAAAGTGATGTTTGGCTTGCCCCAGTATCCCGGATCCTCACACCTTTCCCACCTCCGCCGCCAGTAGCCCTTAAGGATTTAGATCTGTCGTATTTTATATCCATGCGAACGCGGCCCGTCATGTCATTCGCTCTCTGCTGAAAACGGCTAGAGGCCCTTGCTTTTGACCTAAACGTCACTTTGCCTGCGGTGCCCGCAGGGCGTGCTTTCAAGGCTGCATCGCGTTGTTTCACTGCTGACTTAAACGCTGAACTGTCAGGTTCTAACCTTAGATACTTGACCTTTGCTTGCGTTGTCTTAAGTCGATTTGCTCTCGTCCTTGCATTGTCAGGGGCTCTTTTTGCTGAATTTACAGTTGGTCTTTTGACTGGGGTTTGCTTGACGCCTTTCCTTAAGCTTCGCGGCGCTTTATAGCCAACTTCTTTTTTAACGCCCTTCAATGCCTTACTGGGGTTGCTGTAAAACTCAGCAGCCTTCATCGAAGTCCTGTAGGTCTTGCGAGTCTTGCCGCTTCTTATGTTCCCCCGGATGAAACGGCTTCTTTCTTTATTTGCAGCAGCTCTGTTTTTTTGCGCTTTTGTGGCCTTAGCTTTCTTGATAGTTGACGATATTTTGCCAGCTTTTAAGGTAGGGGTCTTTGTGTTGACAGGGAACTGGGCCCTTATGTTTCTTCTAGTTTGGATCCTTGCGTCAACTTCATAGCTTGCCTTATTTAGGCGTTCGTCTTGCTTTTGCCTCTTAGGGCTTGAAAACGGCGCCATCTTGTTCTTATTCGTTGCGTCAAACCTTGCGGCTCTTTCTTCAGATCGAGCCTTGTTGACGCTTAATGACGCTTTTCTGTCAGCCTTTCGACCAGCATTTATCCGGCTGCCGGTGCGAGTGACCTTCGCTGCCGTCGGCTTCGCTGCTGCTGGCTTCGCTGCTCTGCTTTGCGCCAATGGTGCCGCATCTAGCCTTTTTTGCGTTTCGGCAAAGAATTTTTTCTCTCTGGCTGTTGATTGCGACCGCTTTAAATCTTTACCGGCTTGGACTCGCTTTGCATATTTTTGCCCCTCAGATCTCGGCTTGGCTTTTAACGTGCCTGCAGGCTTACCGCCGGTCTTTGCCTTTACGGTCTGAGTTGCCCGCTTCTTGCCGCCAGCAGTTTTTAGCCTGCCTCCGCGAGCGGTGGCGCCAGTCGTAGCAAATCGCCCACGGTTGTCACGGACGTATTTCCTGCCAGACCTACCGCCGCGCTTGGCCATTGTTCAACGTTTCGTTAATACAGTCTAATGCCGGTTCCACGGCCAGCCCTGCGGTGCAGTGGGTTCAGCTCACGCCATACGAGATACCCTGCCGCGTCATTCATATGGTCATGGCCAGATTCCTTGTCAGGCTCCATGCGTTCGTTGTACGCCTGCAGCTCTAGGCATTCGATCAGCCGTTTGCATCGTGGGTTGATCTGGATTCTGATTTCGCCTTTCCCGTTCTCCAAAGCACCTTGAAGAGCAGAAACCCGATCAGCGACCCTGGGGTTTGCTTTAGGCGATTGGTTGCTAATGCCATAACTGGCCAATATCTCCAGATCGGTTTTGGTCGCATTAGTCGAGCGGTTGCCGCCTGAGGCGTCTGGGTAGCCATAAAGCGTGCGGCCTGGGTAACGAGCGCAGATCTCCTGTGCTAGGGCATCAGTGTCATGGGCCCCGCTGATCTCATCAATGAAATGCAGGGCATTGCCAGACCGGATCGCGACCACTGCATTCATATTGCCCACATTGAAATCAATGCCAATTCTTAGCGGCTCCTCAGCCAGCGGGTCATCATCGACGCCTGAGACGTGCTTGGCACGGTCAAACCTGTCGTAAACAGTGCCGGTCGCCAGGTTTTGATAAATGCCCTCTAGATATGCGCGGCATTGCTCATGGGTGTAACGGCTCAGCAGGTCATCGACAAAGCCCGGCCTGAGGTTATGGGCATTATCTGCCGTCTTCATCCTGAGCAGGGCCCTGCGCTTGCCCTCCCGGGCTGCATCAGTGCCAAACGTTTGGTAATGAAAACCAAAGCCTTCTGGCGTCGAATAACAGTGGAGCTGGTTGAAGTTCCCGACCCTGATACGGCCCAGGATCTTGTCATAGGCGCGCTGAGCGATTGATGCCTTCGCAGTATCAATCTCGTCGATGATTGCGAAGCTCCAATCGTCACCAACGATCCGCTGATAATTCTCAAAGGACAGGCCAAGGATCGTTGAATCACCGCCTGGGAAGTGCAGCGTGTGGCTCACATACGGCGCCACCCTTGGGGTGTAAGGGATGCCGAAACTGTCCAGGAAGTCCTCGAACTTTGGTGCCCAGATTCGGCGGACCATATCGCTTGTAGGTTCCATCACGCAACCCACAAAGCCTTGATTCAATGCGGCCATCTTTACGGCAACTGCATGAGCGCAATAGGTCTTGCCGCTGCCATAGCCGGCGCTGATGCCAATCTCAGGGATGCTGGTCGGAGCTCCACCTTGTGATGTAGCGATAGCGCTTAAGCGCTCAACCTCAAAGGCGTTGAGCTGGCCGGGGTTAAGTGTTGCGGCGATGCGCTCAAGAAGATTATCGATGCTTCCGACTTCAAGACCAGCGCTGCTGTCAATTATTGATTTTGATTCAGCGGCTGGGAGGATGCTCATTTTTCAAGAATGTGAGCAATCTTCGCCATCGTGTTAATACAACCAAGAGCAACATGAGATTGATTGCCATTCTTGCGGCATTCTTTTTGGAGGCTGGCCAGCTGGGAGAGCAGCTCGGCGGTGAAGGTGCGGCGATCAATGTCCCAGTCAGCTTTGAGGACGTCACGAGCAGCCGCCATGTAGTTATCGGCTGTTGCTCGACCAACCCCCCATTCTCTCCTTGCATATTCCAGCACCTCAGACCTCACAGCGCCATTGCTGAGAAGCCTTGCCACGCGGTTGATGCGGTATTCCTTTTCAGCAGCAGTGGACTTCTTTGCCATCAGTCAGCCTCATCATCGAAGTGAGATTGGGATGGTTCGCAGACTGCGGTGTTACCTGTGAAGTCTTCCCAGCGTTTGACGATGACGTCAACGTAAGCGGGGTCGAGTTCCATTAGGCGTGCGTGGCGTTGGGTTTGCTCGCAAACGATGAGGGTTGTGCCTGATCCTCCAAAGAGGTCAAGGACGACCTTGCCAGCTTCTAGGTATTCGAGAGAAAAGGCGACGACTTCTGTTGGCTTTTGAGTGGGGTGAACAGAGCCTTGAAGTGCTGCGCGATTGACAGTGACAGAGCGCAGCACTTTGTCGAGGGAAGTCCAGGCGAGTTCGCCGTCAGACATAGAAAGGCCGTCTTGACCTTTGCTCCAGTAAATCCAGCCTCTGGAGGCTGGAAGTAGGTCGGCGAAGTAATTGCCGCCGAAGATGGCGGTAGGTACTTGATAGCCGAGGATCAAGTTGAAGATTTCAGCTGCAGGGCGATCAGCGTCCCAGCCTTTGAAGGCGTGCGCTTTGCGGTTGTGCTTGGGATTGGCGGAGATTGATTCTTTCTGCCCGTCTATGCCGATGCCGTAGGGCGGATCGGTGAAGATGGCATCAGGGCGTTTGCCGTCAAGCAGCCGATCAACAGCAATGGTGTCGCTGCTGTCACCGCAGAGCAGGCGATGGTTGCCAAGGATCCAAAGGTCCCCGGGTTTGGTGATGGGGTCTTCAGGTGGCTCTGGAACGTCTTCGGGGTCAGTGTTGCCCTGTTCTGGTTCTAGTTCTGTTACTGATAGCAGTTCGTCTAGGTCTTCTTGATTGAACCAAGGTGTTAGGTCGTGCTCTTCAGAGAGCTGATGGAGCATCTCTTGGTCCCATTCGGATAAGTCTGCTGTGCGGTTATCGGCTAGGGCAAGACCGACCTTTTGATCTTCTGTCAGTCCGGTGCGTTTGACGGCAATGATCTCGTCACCGTCGGTTTCGATAATGCGAACGTTTTTGATACCTGCGGCTTTAGCGCCTTCGATGGTGCCGTTACCGGCAAGGATCCGATTGTCTTCGTCTATGACGATGGAACGTGCTGCACCATAACGCTGAAGCGATTCTTTGATCAGATCAGAAGACCGATCTGTTCTACGTCGTGCATTTTTATGATCTGACTGCAATGAGGTTATTGAAGTCATTTTAACCAACTATTGCGAAACATTATAGCGCAGGCTTGATGGTAGCCCAAGCCTTACCTATGCGAATTTGACGGATAGCATCGACAGAGACATCGTATTGAAGTGCAAGTTCATACGAAGTGTAGATATTATTTTGCAAGAACTTTTTAATATCAGCTACTTCAAAGGGCTTGAGTTTTGCGTTGCGAGGGGGTCCAGGGGTACGTTTTCTATTGATGACGATTTCAGGAGTCATGACCTGCTCGGTCCTGAAGGGATGGTTGCAGGATGGGCATCGACGGTAACGGATGCGGATTCCGGCTTTGCGTCTTGTGCATGTGGTCTGAATGACGGGCTCACCGCATTTGGGGCAGTCGATTGGCATTTGTGTGTTTAGGGGTTGTGAATGGCCGGGGGATGGATCAGCCCCAGCAGCTGCCCTTTATTCCCGCGTCACGCGGTCTTGTATTTGCAGGCTCCCCGGCCTGTTGTGGTTATTCCTGCGTGGTGGTGACGGGGGCTTTTTTGATGAACTTTAGAAGCAGATCACGCTGACGACGGCGAGCGTCGGCAGAGCTAGCAGCAGCTTT